TTACCTACTAGTCAACAAGATGAAGTCTTACGTGCATTAGCAGACCCTAAAGTAGCAAGACAGATTACAATGCAATCATCACGTAATGCCCTTGCGCCTGAACAACAAAACCAAAACGCATTAGCTCAATAAGGATTTAGTATGGACGATCAAACAACTCGCCTCAACCGCATAGAAGAAAAGCTGGACAAAGTGTCTGAAGCGATTGTTTCATTGGCCCGCATGGAAGAACGAATGATTACGTTGTTCAAACGCATGGACAACTACGACGACCATCACCGCGCCTTAGAAGGCCGTGTAACTAAGGTCGAAGTGTCGCATGCGTCAGGCGCATGGGTTGAGCGCGTGGTATGGGTCATAGTTTGCGGTATCATCATGGGGACTTTATACCTTGGTAAATAGCCGCAGTTTGACCGATTTACATCCTAAAGTCGCTGCAATGTGCAAGGCTTTTATTGAAGAATGTGATAAAAAAGGCATTGACGTACTGATAACATCCACGTATCGTGATGCAGAAAGTCAAACAGCGCTCTATAATCAAGGCCGCACAAAGCCTGGCAACATAGTAACTAACGCCAAGGCGGGGCAGTCTTTTCATAACTGGAAAGTCGCGTTTGACTTCTGCCCTATCGTTAACGGCAAATGCCAGTGGAACGATAAGGGCTTGTTTGCAACCTGCGGCGCTATCGCAGAAAGCGTAGGGCTTGAATGGGCTGGTCGATGGACTGGCAAGTTTAAGGAGACGGCGCACTGTCAGTTCACTGGCGGTCTGTCACTATTAGATTTTCAAAAGGGGAAAACACTATGAAAGCATATTTACTTGAACGTCTTAAAGAAGCATCAACATGGCGCGGTATCGTAGCGCTACTAACCGCCGTTGGCGTGACGCTATCACCCGCGCAAGGCGACGCGATTGTAGCCTTGGGTCTAGCCGCCATCGGTACCCTAGGCGTATTTACAGCGGACAAAAAGTAGTGTCCTCACTCTTAGCTATCATAGACCGCCTGCTACTTTTAGTAGTAAGGTGGGCTGTGGCAAGAGAACAGGCGAAAGCCCAAAGGTTGCGCGATGCACTCGAAGAAAACCCTGCTGATTGGTACGCTGCTCATTTTAACAGCATGTCAGACCCAGCAAACACTCCAGCCGACAAAACCACACCTGACGATACAAAAGCAAGCTGACGGTGGCATTTGCTTAGATAAGGACAACGCTGCTAAGTTGGGCGTTTACATCCTTGAACTGGAACGCAGATGATTAGCGAAGATTTAAAGCAGTTTGGCACGGAAAGGCAAAATGAATTTATTGATGCAATAATTAAATACGGTTCATTAAGAAAAGCTGCCGAAAAATTACAAGTTTCTGCAGGTACAGTTCAATCAGGTATTGATCGATTAAAACAAAAAGCCGCCATTCGCGGATACGCTCCCCAAAATGATATGGTTCACATCGTACCCGACCCCTTTGTGGTGCGCGGTACGTCAACGCTCTATAAAGATGGCGTAGCTAAAATACAATGGGTTAAGACACGCATTGAGGACACCAAGCTACAGGAAATAATGCGTCAGTCGATTGACGCCATGAAAGAAGACATCCCTCGGCTGACTGCATTACCAACCCCGCCGCTGTCTAATGACAACCTACTGAACTGCTACGTTATAACCGATTACCACCTCGGCATGCTGTCATGGGACGAGGAGACCGGTGAGAACTGGGACGTCGCTATCGCTGAAAAGCTGGTTGTTAAATGGATGGAGCAAGCCATCGCTCAGTCGCCTAACGCAGACACAGCTGTGTTTGCACAGCTATCGGACTTCTTACACTTTGACGGTATGGACGCTGTAACGCCTGCGTCTAAACATTTGCTCGACGTGGACACGCGGTTTGCTAAGTTAGTCCGGTCTGCGATACGTGTATTACGCACCGTAATAGACATGCTGTTAGCCAAGCACCAAAAGCTACACATTATTATGGCTGACGCTAACCACGATCCGGTCAGTCAGATATGGCTGCGCGAGTGGTTTAGTGTGCTGTACGAGAACGAGCCGCGCGTTACTGTGGACAAATCACCTAATCCGTACAATGCGTACGAGTTCGGTAACGTGGCGTTGTTCTTCCACCACGGCCACAAGCGTAAAGTCGCAAACGTATCAGAAGTGTTTGCTGGCCAGTTCAGGGAAATGTTCGGTAGGACTAAGTATGCCTACGCCCACATGGGCCATTACCATTCTATCGATATTAAAGAAAATAACTTGATGATAGTTGAACAGCATCGTACACTAGCACCAGGTGATGCGTATTCTGCTAGGGGCGGTTGGCTATCAGGCCGAGATGCTAAGGTAATAAGTTATGATCGCCGCTACGGTGAAGTCAGCCGGTTAACAATTAACTCTGATATGTTGAGGTAGATATGGCTAAACGTACACCGGAAGAAATCTGTTACGACTTGTTAGGTCAGTCTATCGATGAAATTGAAGTGGATTACGACAACGAAATTATTGTCATCACCACTAGCATGGGTAGAATTGAATTTACTGGTGATGATCTAGCGATGTACGTTGAAACCGACAGATTTGACGGGTAAAGCTAAAAAACGACCTCACCAATCGCTGTATAACAGACGATTGATAAGGCGGTAATGCACTGATAGCCACGCATGTACAAAAACCTGTCAAAAACGCAGGAAAGTAGCAAATCACGTATTCAAGTATGTTCAATTTGTAATTCATGTATTTCTATCTCTATTTTTTTGTCGGACGGCAATTTTACCATAGCCGTGGTCGGGAAATGACCGCGAGATAGTATTTCGACAACACATTCACCTTTGTTCCACCATAACCATTTTGGTAATGTCATTTTTTCAGTCATGTTATTCTCCGTATTCCATTTGTAAAAGTAGTTCGCAATAGTGCATCGCTTTTTTGATGTCGTCAGCGCCGTTCTTATTTCGGTGGCGACAGACGTACTTGATGATGTTGCCTTCTAAAAAGCTAAGGTTATTAGCCGTGATAAACTCGATGGGTTGAATTGCCATCTCAGCGTAATGCGACCCGCCCACTTGTTTTTGTAGCGCAGTCGCCGCTTCTTCCATGTACATCTCTGTCATTCCGTCACTCATTGTTTGCTACCTCCAATACTAAGTCTTCAACGCGGATCAGCGTGTCGTCTGATAACAAATTTGTTAGGTCTTGCGTAGAGTCCGGCAGTTCTATTGACAGTATCTCTACATCGACGTCGTCAGGGCTGTCGCCAGTGCCAAACCCATCTGAGTAACGCGTAATGTTTGCGTACACATCTAGCTCGATGCCGTATAGATTAATTGTGTATATCATTTTGTCACCCACATCCATAGTCTAGTCCAAAAGCCGACTGGCTCAAATTCCTCAATCGGTAACCAAGGTGTTGCGTCTACGTTAGTAAACTTGTAATTTTGCCTATCCCAAACTTCACGATAGTTGTTCATGGTTTTACTGCCTCCTTAATTATTTCCACACGCTCACGCGCAGCGCGTAAGATGGTGTAGCGTTGATGTAATCGTTGTAACATTGAAATACGGCGCTCGGTCTGTCGCTCATGGTTTAGCAACTCCAGCACTTCTTCCTCTGTCTTGTCGTTAATGATAGCGTTCAGTGAACGCCAGTTTAGTCTTTCCATCCTACTCTCCTTGGTAATGCAGACCGTCGTTGCCGTTGGCTGCGATAATGTCAATTCTGTCTTCGTCCCAGTTAAGCGGACAGCCCGTAAAGGCACACTCTTTCGTTGAGGCCAACCCCTTACCGCAGATGTTGCAGATAGGGTCTTTACTTCTAAAGATTAAATCAAAGTTATCCTCAAACTCTTTACTGTTTACACGGCTCTGTATCAAGTCGCCTGTGATGTCGTTATGTGCCGCCATCTTGTTTCTCCTTATGTACATTGTTAACTATGGTTTACACAAATAGGTCAAAACTAAACTAAAAGTGTAGACTTACGCATAAAATTAAACTCAAACATCCGCAGACAATGCGCATCGCTTCCTCTGAAACCCGTATACAGACCGGATTAGACCGAAAAAAGTGATATATCAAACAGTCTTACCAATGTATGTTGCCTTACTGTCTTTAAATTGCAAAGTCACAGCGCACTCCTGGCCTTTGTTTCTATTGATTAGCTTGTATAGCCCAAATCCAATGGAAAACAAACACAGGATCAGCAATACCGATATCACAACCATTGCACGATCTACGCTTCTTTCACCGCAGTCACACTTGCGGCCTTGCTCACAGTTTTGATTGCATGTCATTTTGTCCTCTCTTTCGCTATCGCTGCACAGGGCGCACAGCGTTTAGATAGTTTATACACTACTTGTGTGTCTCTATAGGCTTTACAATACTTGC